CTCTCGGCTGGTACGGCTGATTCGGCTACGACTTACGAGTCTGTGGCCATCTCCCCGGCTCCGGGTCAGTATATGACGCAGCTTCTGAACCTGACACTTGGCGGTGCGACTCAGACAGTCCGTGAAGGTGAAACGTTCACAATCGCTGGTGTCTATGCGTGGGACAACCGCGCTAAGAAGCAGCTTGACCACCTCCAAGAGTTCCGTGTCGTGGGCGGCACTGGTGGCAATGGTATCAACGCTGGTGTTTACACCGCTGTTGCTAGCGCTGTCGCTGTCCGTGTCTTCCCGGCTATTATCACATCTGGTCCGTTCCGTACGGTCGGTCAGGCTGCTGGTAATACGGCTGCTGTGACGTTCAAGGGTGCAGCTTCGGCTACTCTCCAGCCTCGCGTCATCGCTAACAAGGATGCTATCGTCGTTAACACGGCTGACCTCATCCTCCCTGCGACAGGCAAGGGTTCGCGCGTCAGCCTTACTAAGGTTCCGCTGAGTGTGCGTATGTGGCAGGACTCGATCTTTGCCACGGGTGAACACCGTATCCGCTTTGACGTTGCCATCAAGGCTAACGTTGTGGATCGTCGTAGACTCATCCGTCTCAACGGCACAGCCTAATTAATACGTCCGGGGCCTCTGCTTGCATGTCCCGGACTTCCTCTTTCTAGGAGCATTAAATGGCTACTGCTAACTTCACTATCAAACCAGAACAAGGGTGGGTCGCTGTTACGACTGCTGGGGTGTCTTTCCTACGTATCCGTAGTTCGACTCACAATCATCCTTTTTATGTCACCTCTGGAAGTTCAGCCCCGGCTGCTACAGTCCTTGGTTTCAAGGTTGATTGTAACGACTTCTGGGTTGACGTTCCTACTACTGACATTTTCTACGTAAGAACGACTCAGAACCAGCCCACTGGTAATACCATTAGCGTATTTTCTCTTCCCACTGCCCCTTAAGGATCGCTAAATGACGCTAGTTTCTCAAATCATCACTGATGCTTTTAGGCTGAGCAATCTTTTGGCCTTGGGCGTCACCCCTACTGCTCTCCAGCAGGAAGAGGCTCTGCGGTATCTAGACCGTCTCATTAAGTCAGTGTTTGGTAACGAAGCTGGTGATCCTCTTGTGGCTTTCCCTATCGGCAGGAACAACGTGTCTCGTCCCTCGGGGTATCCTTGGTGGGATACGGTGCCGTCTAATGACTGGTTCGTTCCTAAGAATACCCGAGTGATGCTGAACGTAGATACTGCTGGTATCAACCTTTACCTTCACCCTGACCCAGATGACGGTTCTCGTTTTGCTGCTATTGATGTTAGTGACACACTAGGAACCTATCCTATTACCGTACACGGCAATGGAAGAACTATTGAAGACAGCCTGTCTATAACAATGGACACAGACGGTTTTGATGCTGAATGGTTCTACCGCGCTGATCTTGGTAACTGGATGAAGTATTCTCCACTTGCTCTTGAGGACAATTTCCCGTTCCCTGTAGAGTTCGAAGATTACTTCGTAGCGATGCTAGCCCTTCGTATCAACCCCTCTTATGGTGCCGCGATGGATGAGCAGGCCGGTCTAGTTCTCAGTCGTAGCAGGACACAGTTCCGCGCTAGGTATACTCAGAACATTCCCACAGGAAGCGAACTCGCTCTCGTTCGTATGTCTAAGATGTCTGTCGATAGAGATCGTTGGGGCAACAGTTATACGCTCTATAACCCTAACGCAATGTTCACTAAAGGCTGGCCATGGTAAAAGTAAATTTCCGTACTAGCGATTTCAGCAGGAAAGTAGCTAATGCAGGTCCTTTGATCATGAGAAATAGGTTCTTCGAGGAGAACCCTTTTCTTTCAGAGGATGGAGCTTCTCTTATTGCTCGCCCCGGTCTTCGGAGGTTGACGTATATAGGGAACGGTCCAATCAGAGGAATGCACTCTGAGCCCGGCTCTTTCAACGGCGACTTGTTTGTTGCTTCTGGTGAGAGCATGTACCGTATGGACAACAAGTTAAGTCAAACCCAAATCTATTCAGGTCTCTACAACCCTGAGAGAGGTACGGTCAACATGGCCATTACCGCTCAGATTGGAGAAACCCCTGAGTATCTGTTTATTGCTGATGGTCGCAACCTTCTAGTGTACATCGCTAACGGATACGCTAATAACTCACTTACCGGGAGCCCGGCCAATAATGACACAATTAGAATTGATAACATCTATTACAAGTTCACGAGTGGTTCCGTCAATACTGGCACTCCTGATGGCAGCTCCGGCAGCCCTTGGTTGGTCGCTCTGGGTAGCGCAACCATCGATGCTTACACCAACTTATTTGATGCAATCAATACTTCTGGGATTGAAGGGACACAGTACACCACTGGAACCCAAGAGCATCCAACCGTAACAGCTACTGTTGTAACTTCTACTCTGATGAGTGTAAGGGCTAAGATCGTTGGGGCGGTAGGTAACTCTATTATCACAACAGAAACAGGTGCTGGTATCTCATGGACAGAAGGAGGTACACTCGCTAATGGCGGTACTCCTACTGTATCTCAGGTTCAAATGCCTGACGAGGTTGGTGCTATCGACGTAGCAGTTATTGCTTCTTTTGTCATTGTTATTCCTACCCAGTCTGACGGTTTTCAAGGCCGCTTCTACTGGATTGAGCCCGGTGAGATAACTGTTAATCCGTTGAACTTCGCTACTGCCGAACGATCCCCTGATGGAGTCTTCGGTGTCGAAGTCTTTGGTGATCAGTTCTGGCTTCCCGGTGAAAGCACTACAGAGGCTTGGTATCCTACAGGAGACCCTGATACCCCGATGCGCCGCCTTCAAGGTGTTGTATTCGACAGGGGGTCTTGGGAGAACACAGCTAATGCTATTCACGAAACTCTTGTTGTTGTCGACTCAGATGGTGGTGTGTTCCTGTTGAAAGGGGGCTCCCCTCAAAGGGTTTCCACTCCTGATATCGAAGAAGAGATTCGTAAAGCAATGGCTCTTCAAAACAATTATGTTCTATAAAGGAGGCCGTTAATGGCTATTGTTCACGCCGATAATTTTAGCATTTACGGCACTACCTATGCGCTAATGCTTAACGGTATTTATGCGCAAGTCGTAACGACAACCCCGAGCGGGCAACAACCTCTCCGCAATGACCCTGATGGCGTCAGCGGTGGTAAGGTTTTTATTCCCGGCTACGGTGCTGGGTCAGGATTTGCTAGGTTTGTCCTACCGACACTGGACAACACTGTAGGCGCTTGTTTCAGAATATGGATGAGTTCTCTTCCTACTAAGACCACTGGGGCTGGTAGGGCTGCACCTTCCTTTTGGTTTCAAGATGCGGCCATTGGTACACTGTTCAGATTGTACGTAACGGAAACTGGTCGGATCAGAGTTGAAGGTATCGGTGCGCAATCGTATGAGACGGTAAACCCTGTGCTTACTGCTAATGGCTGGTACCACATCGAATTCAAAGCCTTCATGGATGCTACTGTAGGTAGTCTAGAAGTTCGTGTTGAAGGCCAGACTGTTCTCCTTCAAGAGAATATCAACACAGGTGCGTTCCCTGCGTATCAGGTATCTATCGGCACGGAAGCCTCAGGCGCTGGTATTAACGCTTTCGCGTACTTTAAGGACTTGGTGGTTTGGAACGGGGCAGGTACTCAGAACAATGATTTCCTTGGTTCTGTGATCGTCCATAACTTGACACCTACATCAGATATTGCGTTGAACTGGACACCTTCCACAGGAACTGATGGCTATTCTATCCTTGACAATATTCCACCCAACGATGGGCAGTATATCTTCGCTGAGGACTCTCCTCTTCCTGATGGTTATGTCGCCACTCTTTCTGATCTTCCCCCGGAGGTAACGAGCATTAAAGCTCTTATCACTTACGTTAGAGCAGCTAAGAGCGACGGCGGTGACGGCTCCTTGCAAACTGGTCTTATCTCTGATCCAGACGGCACACCCGCAACAGCCCTTGGTCTAGATCGACCTATCACTGTGGCGCAGACCTACTGGCGAGATATCTTCGAAGTCGATCCTGCGACAACAGCCCCTTGGTTGCCTGATGCGGTTAACGATGTTCAGCTACAGATTGATCGGACTACGTAATTTAAGAAAGACGGACAATGGCACTTACTCCTGAAATTAGAGCACCTCAATCTGGTTTGATTGCCGCTGTTCGTCAATCTGCTCAAGAAATGAATTTGCCACAAGCGCAAGTTCTTGTTGCTTACAATATCCCTGCTGAAGAGATTCGTGTTACCTACGGTGGTTCGAATGTTATCTACAGGAGATTCTCTCAACAGATGCAAGTTACCAGTTCTCAGGTAATGATCGT